AAAAAGACTATTGCGACTTATCCTAGTTTTAGCAGCAAGTGAGTCTAATGTTTCTCCAGAATAATATAACTCAAATATTTTCTTATCGTACCAACTATCTAGCTTGTCTAACTCCTTATCTATTTCCTCTAGCTTTGTCCATTGATAATCTACTTCTTCATTTGGAATATTTGATAGGTCTTTATAATAATTACCATTACCTGCCAAGTCAGTATCACTAAGGGTATTAGTAGTAGTATTCCTAAAGCTGTCAATATGTTTGTAATATTTTTTATACTTATAATAAAATGGACTTCTTGTACTTGTTAAGGCACGTTTTAAAACTACTGCTCCATAACGTATAATTCCGTCCTGTCCGTCTTTATCCCAAATAGTTTTCAATGTATCAGGATTCATTTGCATAAAATACAAGTAAAGTTCCTGTACAGCGTCATCTATTTGTTCTTTGTCTTTTGTAATACCATAACACATAGTTCTGAAATTATCACTTAGCTTTGATATTTCAACATATATCTCAGTCATTTATTGGTTCAAGTTTTTCTATCTTATCTACTACGTCTTGTACCATCTCATTCAAAAGAACTCTATATGCTCTAACTATTGACGCATTTCTTTTAGTTTCTATTCCTGCTAAAAATCCATTAGTCATAAGAGATAAGTTAATTG